TTCTGACGCCTTTGATTGGATCTCGAGGATGAATTGTTATGTTGTAACACTTCTGACACTCATATTCATAGAGTTTTTCACCAACATTGGCGTCTTTGAGGAGGGTAATCCTCAGCCACTTGCTAAAATTCTTGTGCGACGATGCGATCTGGAAAGATTCTTCACAGAGATTGACTAATTTATGCCTCATAATTCGTCCTAATACGACAATCGTATATAGATACACCCCTCGCCAAGCCAGTAAAACATCGAAAAAGTCCCTTTTTTGACTAGTACAGTAGTAAAAGACAGGTAATGCGCCAGCCGATAGGCCCCAAAAACCTGACGGGCATTACCATGTCGAACTAGATATGTGGTTATATACATTGTTCCGTTGTCCGATTTTTCAAGATTGAATCCTTGAATGAAAGATTCCGCTCAGTTTTTATTACTTATTAAGGGTCGATGTATTTACAGGCATGACCAAATCAATGACTGGCTCTTTTTACCTGACTGAAACTACGCAACTCCCTGCTGGATCTACTTCAGGAACGAGAGTTACTAGCACAGTAGACCTATCAGCATACGTTAATGTTCCTAGCGGTCAAGCGATTGCCATCGAATCCGTCGACTTCGTCGTTCAATCAGGTGTTGATTTCGCAGCAGCAGGGAACACTATGGTACTTGGTGATGGTGCAATCTCCTTCCAATTGGTAGATCTAAATCCTGCAACCGCTTTTGTTCGAGCAGATAACCATTCTCTTGTCGCAAGTGGAGCATTGAATATTGATTTCACTAACAACGTCCTTTCTCATAATACTGACCTTTACCCTGACAACTTTGGCCCTTCTAGTTTGTCTGAAGCATTCTTAGTTGTCAATGATACTCTTTATTTGACGGCTGGTGTTGATTCAACTACAACTGCTGCTTCTGTTCAGTACGTCACTGCACGAATTCGATGCCGAGTGGTTAAACTATCTACTAAGGACTGGATGGCGATCGCAATACAATCAACTGCAAGTGAGTGATTCACATGGCATGTGAAACATGCAGACTCCTCAAGGAGTTGCTTGAAAGTGCTGGCGTTTCTCCTGATATTGCTGGACCGGCTTCTAAACTGGTTGCACCGATGGAGAAGAAAGTAAAGCGTAAGGCATCCGCGTATAGTAAGAAGTACGGACGTGCGTTCAAGAAAGTCGCAGGGAAGTATAAACTGAAGTCTGGTAAATGGGCTAAGGATGGATTCAAGCGTGCTCAAAAGGCTGCGCATAAGATGGCGAAATCAATGAAGTGATACTATGGCTGAAGAAAAAACTAGAGCATTAACAGGACCGCGACAATTACTCTCCTTTGTTGGTAACTACATAGGGACCTATGATGAGGCAACTCAACAATTCCCAGGGTACAATACTTGGCAACCACTTCCAGCAGTCGATGGTATTGCAGCACCAGGCGTTTTCTGTGAGACTCGCATAGATGCTAACCTATCACTGGATCGCCTTACTTTCTTCCCCGCTGCATTCTTCCTTCAAGATCCGGGTATGTATCTTAAGACTCCATCTTCATTACTCGAAGATGATAGCGAAAGGTTTTGTGTGTACGACATTGTTTCAACTAAACAATTAGATGTGGGATTGATTGCTTTACGCGCAACAGATACAACGTTAAACACAAGCCCATCGATGTTAGGAACTGAAGACGATCTGAATCAAATTACGATGGGAACCATGAGGTTCATGTCTAAAGACTCAAACTATACTCAGCAATCAAGTTTGCAATCTGTTAATGCAGTTTCGGATTTCTCAGGAGCTTCGCCATTTGCACAAGATACAATTTATTGCTATCGAATTCTAATGCCTCATGCTTCAGAATATACTGGAATGCTTCTGGCATCTCCTGCTTCAAGGTTTATTCTTCAAGGTACCATTGCTCAAGAAGCAGAACTACCATACATGATGCGTCTCAAGAATTCCTACGAACTGTTAGAGAAGGCGTGATCCATCATGGCCAGTTATTTGGCTTGGGGCAGAGGCGCACGTTTAGGTGGAATCTGGACGACAGGGTTCCTAATCGTTAAAGAAGACTACGACGATGATGGAAAACTTGGATTACAATCCGCTTTAGCAATATCGGCTGTGGTAGCAGATACTGCTTTTGTTCTCACTCCCACTTGGGCCTCGAGGGCTTATGGATGGACAATAGTAAACGCCGCTCGCTACTTGGCTGCGCCTGCTGTTAGAGCAACGATAGCGGTTGTGACAAACCCATATGTCGCAGCTGCAGCAGTCCCCATAGCAGTGGGTGGAATAATCTCGTATGCTGTCGACCCTGAAGATGGCTTAAACAATTACGCCGGATTTATCACTGGTGGAATCGTAGGAGAGGATCAGATAAATTACTGGGACACCGATGACAACGATTCAGGATATTTCAACATGAAAAAGAATTTCGAAACCATTGCTGAAACCCAACCACTTACACGTGCGTTAACATGGACCATCTCTGAAACAAATAAAAAAGTTGATTCATGGGTCGAGATTCTTGGTCTTTAGATAAGTGCGTTCGAGTTTTTCTTCGAATGATTCTTCTTCAGGATGAAACAACTTTTTCATGTGCTCTATCCAAATCGAAAGGACTTCATCATCGTTAGTTATTCGAACATGGCCGACTTCGATGGTTGTCCCATCGACATCCATGTAGATTTTGCGATGATGACTCATTCAACCACCGCCACGATGTCGGAGAAAGAACCTGGACAATCCTTGCAAGCCTCGAAGAGCATTCTTCTGACGCCTTTGATTGGATCTCGAGGATGAATTGTTATGTTGTAACACTTCTGACACTCATATTCATAGAGTTTTTCACCAACATTGGCGT